AATGATATATTTCCAATGCCAATAAGTGAAAGCGAAGAAGATTGTGATATCTGTAAAGGTAGTGGAGTAAAAGAATGAACATCTTCTATTTACATAAAGATCCAGATATCTGCGCAACTTATCATTGCGATAAGCACGTTCTTAAAATGATTATAGAATATGCGCAGCTACTATCGACAGCACACAGGCTTTTAGATGGCGTAGAGGGCCGTGGATCAAGCAAGAGTGGTAAAACGCAAGTACGAGTATGGACTTTAGATTACAAGCGTGATACTCTCATTTATAAAGCTTCTCATGTAAATCATCCATCGAATATATGGGTTCGTTCTTCAAGCGAGCATTACGAATGGCTATGGAAATTGTGGCACTATCTTTGTGTAGAATATACTCATAGATATGGCAAAGTTCACATGACTTGGAAAAAGTTAAGAGGTGAATTATCTGATTTGCCTAAGAATATAGATAAGAATGTAGGTTTTTTAGAGCCACCACAGTGTATGCCTGACGATTGTAAAAGAGAAGATTCAATCACTGCTTACCGTGGTTTCTACAGAGCTCACAAACGTGAGTTTGCTACATGGAAAAATCAGATACCACACTGGTTTAATTAGCTTTACAAAAACCTATAAACATGCTAACAGTTTCTAATAATGTTAGTATATTTTCAGTTTTGGCGTTGTGGTTATTACGCCAAGGGGCTTGTTGAAGCTGACAGTTTAGATGCAGCATCAAAGGCTCTGTGGGCTGAGCACGTTGGTACCTTTAAATGGGAAGATCAAACTAAAGATCAACCTGAGGAAGCCAACTATCTGACTATAGAGGAGTATAAAGATGAGCGAAGCTCTGATAGAAAAACTGAACCAGAAAATGAAGCTAGAAGCCAAGTGGGCTAGCGAATTACTTTCTAATGGTGCAGTTACTGTTGAAATGGTTAATATCTCTAAAGAGGTTAAAACTGTTGAACGGGAAATAAAAGAAGAAGTAGAACAAAAATAGTTCTACTGTACAAATTATAAGTTTTAAATTACCATAGCTATATGGCTAAGATACCTATCTCACGACTAAACTCTGCACCTGAAAAGTATGCAGCAAATGAATTTAATCAATTAATTGAAGACTTACAAGACATGGTAAAAATTTTAAACTCTACTTATCCTAAAGATCAGAATGATGAGAGAGAAAGACAAGTATGGTTTTTAGGAGGATAAATGGCTAATATATATAAAAATGAAATGTTTGCTTTAGCAAATACTGGAACTAATTTACTTTACACGGTACCTAGCGATAGTCGGGCTATTATTAAAACTTTGCAAACTACTAATCTCGGAGCTAATACTGTTGTAACTTTAATAGCAAATAATACGATCACGAGTTATAATGCAGCGATTGAAGATGTAGTGAGTAATACTGCTGTAAACTTGTTGAAAGGGCCGTTGATCCTGGAGGAGTCCCAAACTCTTTCTATCAATGCTAAAGATGCTAATGTTGTTTCAGGAGTATTATCTGTTCTTGAAATAAATAGGAACGATCAATAGTAATACTTGTACTCATTAGATTAATTCTATATATAAAGAGTTTTTTAACTTATTAAGGGATATCTATTATGTTATTATGGTTTTTCAGGAAAGCACTGTTTACAATGTTTTTAATATTTCTATACTTGCTTATTACTATATAGGAATATAAAAATAAAAAAAAATATTTCAAATAATCTCAAAAGAGCCAATACCAATACTTTTCGACTATTATTCAATAATACCAATGATAATACTGGTATTGGCACTTTACTGGAGCCAATACCTCCAATACCTTTTCTTCTAACCCGAGGCTGCCGTGAGGACTTTTTTCTGTTTATTTAAATATTTATTTATAATACTGTATAGTAGAAATGATTTTTACTCTTTTTGTTTAATGTTATATTATATTGTATATTAATTAAATAGAGCAAATTAGAGTAAGAATAATTAATAATAACTAGAAAGGTAGAATATGAGTAATATAAATCTGGCTGTAAAGCCTAAAGTAACGCCTAAGACTAAATCTGAAGTTGTTAAACCTAAAGCTAAAATTAAAGCTATGGATCCTAAAGATTATAAGGGAACTTATAAATATGATAAAGATTCTAGAATTCAGATATGTGTAGACAAAAACCCTAAGAGAGAAGGCTGTGGTGGTTGGAAAAGATTTAATCTTTACAAAACTGGTTTAAAGATTAGAGATTTTTTAGCAAACGGTGGAAAGACTATCGACCTTGATTGGGATAGAGAAAGAGGTTTTGTTGCTGTAGAAATAATAGATGAAGCCGGCAGAGCTGGTAAATCTGCTAAAGCAACATTTACTCTTAAAAAATAATTATACTGTATAATTTGATAATCTTTAAATTATACTTATAATATTGGTAGCGAATAGTTTTGTTTTCATTTTTCTATTCGTTACCATTTAACTAGAAAGGAAGAATATGGGATATACTAACTATTGGCACCAACATAACGATATTTCCGATAATGATTGGAAAATAATTAAGTCTGAATATACTGACTATGTTCAACAGATAGCTGGAACTAAAATTATTGATAGTTCTACAGAAGATACCATTAAATTTGACGGTGGTTGCGAAACTTTTTTATTTAGTAAACATGCTAAAACTATACCTGATTATAAAGGTCAAGATCCATCTTTAAGTTTTTGCAAAACTAGAGGAGCTTTATATGATATTTTTGTATGGTATATGCTTATGTTTATTAATAAGATTGATCCTAGTATTTCTATATCGAGGGATATGTAAATGGTAGAAAAAGATAAAGTTGATTGGTGTTACTATTTTAAAAGCATAGATAGGTGGATAAGAGTTTGTACTAAAGATATGAATGAAGGCTTTTCTGTGTTTACTAAACAAACGAGAGTAAAAGAACATTATAAAAAAATGGCTGACACAGGTGTAGAATTTTACACTTGTGATGACGATGATTTAGATAAAGAATATGGAATGTATTATGGTAATTTAGAGTTTGATCCATTAGATATAATGGAAACTAATAGTGGTCATACTAAAATGTTCCATAAAGAAGATGGTAATTGGCAACAGTTATAATAATATTGTTTTAATTGCTAAAAAATATTTTATTCTTAATTTTAAGATAAATTAATAGAAAGGTAGAATATGTATAAACAAATGTTACTTCTTACCACTGGTGAGATATTTAGTAGAACAAGCCAAGAAAAAATAGATTGGAAATCAGTTTATGGTGTAATTAAAGATGATACCATTGAAATTAGTAATTCAACTATTCAACAATATAGTTACGAAATGTTATGTAGCGAAAATGCTATTTCATTAAAATTTCCTATAAACGAAAGAGCAACGGCTGGATATAAAAAATGGTGGAATAATCGTTTTGATAAATTAGAACAAAGACAAGGTCCTATTGATAGAACTACTTTAGAAAATACTTCAATAAGAGGTAATGTAGTTCTTGAAAGACCTATGAAAGAGGGAGAATAATATGTCTAAAACTTGTGTATCAGATGTTGTAGCGAGAACTTGGCTTGATAAGTATAAAAGAGTAATGTCTCCTGTAGAGTATTCTAATTATATTACCAATTTTAAGAAAAACATGATTGTTTATAAGGCAGCATGGAAAACTCCAGAAGAACAACCTGAACTTATGCCTTATGGAATTAAAGTAATACCAATAGAGGAGGTACGATTAAATGTCTGATAAACCTATAATGAGAGATCCTATGGATTCTGAAGAAGCAAAAGCTATGGATCGAGATAACTCACAAGTGTGTGTTTTATGTAAAGAAAATTTTACTGGCTGGGGAAATAATCCTGACCCACTAGCAAAAGAAGGCGTGTGTTGCGATCAATGCGATATGGATAAAGTAATACCTCAACGAATAAAGGAGCATAATAATGGCCGATAAGTATAAAAAACTAACTATCTATGTTAGTGAAGAACAAGAAAAAGTGTTAAAAGACTTTGATATAATGGCAATAAGAAAAGAACAGTTTCCCTTATTACATTATACAGTAGGAATCATTAGTAAAAGATTAGATGAAACTCATAATCGAATGATTACCGATGTAGACCCTAATACTTGCAATATATCTACACTACATTTGAATAGTCAAACGATAGAATAATATTGTATAATTTTGTTACTATTTATTTATTTTATTTAAATAAGTTAAATTTTAATAAAGGAGACATATGAAACGATTAGACGGAATATATCGAGGGTATGATATCTTCGAAAAAGACAAAGTATGGAAGATAGAGTTAGAAGGTAAAACCATTACAACTTTTAATAAGATATTAGATGTTGATGGAAAAGCTAGTTGCATGACAGAAATCGACCGTATCAAACGAGAGGACTATCACGAAAGAGAGAGAAATGTTCAACGAGTAGACGCACAAGTAAAAGCAACAAGAGATGGAGGAGTATGAGTAAATTTATAGATATACAATCGCATAATAAAACTGTAGTGCCTAAAGATTATAAATTTAATAAGATACAGCACTCACCTAAAGTATTAGAAGTTAAAAATAATATGTTAGGGTTCGAGTTTAACGGGACTTACATTGTTGACCCTACTTTAGATGAGACAGCGAGATTCCCGGTTAGTGCAAAAACATACTATAAGATATCAGCAAGAGATAGAGATAGAATGATTAAGGCTAATATTAAAATATAATGTGGAAATAATCTTTAATTTACATTCATAAATAAATAGCTATATTAGGATAAATATGGCGATAACAATAGACCAGATACATCAAACAAACGAGGCGACCTTATCCTCAATGGAAAAGAAGTTCTGTGAGGGTATAGCACAAGGAAAAGGTAAGCGAACCAGTGCTGTTGACGCAGGTTACTCTGAAACTTCTGCTCATGTACAAGCCGCAAGAAACTTAAAGAAGGATAAGATTATCCAGTACATCGATAGATTAAGGGTTGATGCGAGGCGCTTGACAGGAGAGAGTGTGTCACAAGAGGTAGAAAAGCTTGACATTGTGTACAAAGAGGCTAGTGCCAAGAAACAATACTCCGCAGCAGTCAATGCGATAAGGCTGAAGGCTCAACTGTTAGGGTTTTTGATTGAGAAGAAAGAAGTACAACATAGTACACTTGATGCGATGAACGATGACGAGATGGCAACATACCTTGACAAGATAGAGAAAGAGCACAACATACAATAATATAATATAATCCGCAACATACAATAACACGCAGCCGCAGGCCTTGTGTCAATGATGCTTGTTGAAGTGTGCTTGTGTCAAGAGGCTTGAGCCTAGTGGATCAGTAAGGATCAAAGGATCAAGAGGGATCAACGAGGATCAGGATATAATAAAAAAAGCTCGGTGATAATGATTCTCAAAGCTCTAAACATTCCGTAACTTAAAAATATATTAAAACGTTTTTTTTTTTATTAAATAGATTATTAATTAATTTTATTAATTAAAAAGAAAGTTAGAAATTATGCTTATATACTATTTTAGAAAATTATTATTTACTTTATTATTACTATTTATTTACTCTTATATAAGTTTCTAGTTATACTAGAATAATAGGAATATAATAAGAACAAAGATAGAACAACAATAAAACTAATACAACAGAAAATAAGTCTTTTAATTTCTATTAAAATAAATTATATTTAATTATCTTTTAAAAATAAAATCTTTTTATATTAAAAGAGTTTTTAAGAGAAATAGAAAGTAGAAAAAAAGATGAAAAA